GTTAGTAAACGAGGGACTAGATGTCTGGGATAAAGTACTTAAACAAGTTGGATGTAAAGAAAAATATTTACTCCAAGGTAACCATGATCTCTGGTTGGATAATTTTGTTACTAAATATCCCTATATGGTTGACTATTCTTTTAAGAAAGCATGTAAAATCAAAGAAAGAGGATACAAGTACACAGAATACAACCTCCCAATCCAAATAGGAAAATTAACTTTTTTCCATGGAGCGTTTGCTACTACATATCATGCAAAGAAGCATTTAGAAGCATATGGTGAAAATGTAATTTATGGACATACTCATGATTTACAAAGACACACTCAAACTAAACTAGGTGGAACTATAGGAGCCTGGTCTTTAGGTTGTTTAAAAAATATGTCTCATGAAAATAATAAGTGGTTAAAGGGTAGGCTTCATAATTGGGTTCATGCTTTTGCTATTGTTGACTGGTTTTCAAACGGTCATTTTAAAGTAGAGATTGTAGAAATCCATGATGGAATTACCAGTGTTTGGGGGGATGTTATAGATGGCAATATATAGTAACACTATAGGAAATGAATTTAGGCAAGCTGGTCTTACTGAAAGAAGAATGCATAATATGGCTTCCTATACTACACCTAAAAAGAAAAAAAAGAAAAAGAAAAAAAAGAAATGAAGAATGCTATAAACATTTCTAGTTTTTCTGGAGGATTAAATAATTCTACCAATTTAAGGGATTTATCTGATATTGAATTTGCAGAAATGCAAAATTTAAACAACGAAATACCAGGTAAATTACAACCTTATGGTAAACACGTTAATGACTCTAAATGTGATGCTGCCATTTCTATAGATAATGTTATTTATGGAAATGGTGCGTATCATTTTAATCTTGATAGAACTCTTGATGGTCCAGGAACTATAAGTAATACTGAATATATTGCAGTAAATGATCCTACAAATAAAACTGTTAAGTTTATAAACTATACAGGAACTAGTAGTGGTTCTAACAGTATATCAGCTAAAACAGCAGTATATGGAGGATCATCTACTACTCAAAAAGTATGTGTTTATTCTCAAGATGGAAATGTAAGAGTAGTTCCACATCCTGGAAGCACTGGAACACCTAAAATTATGCACTATTTACAAGGAATTAGAGATTTTGGAAATACTGGAGCAACTAATTTAGCTATATCACTTAATGCTTATAATTCTGATGATTTATTTATTGCAGGATTAACAGGTAAAGTTGGAAGTGCAGCTACTACCAATAATTTAGATCCAGAAAGATTATATAAAAAGGGAGAAGTGTTTAAACCTAATTATAAATCTGAATTATTTATGGAATCTAATTTAACTAGTGCCAATATTTTTGATGAAGCAGGTAATACAGTTGATGATTCATATGATAGATCGAGAAGTGATCACCATAGTTTATTTGGAGCAAATACAGATTATGGTGCTGGACTTACTGATGATAAAGGTTCTATGGCTGTAATAGCTTATTGGGGAAAGAAAGGGAATGCTACAGATCAAGATGATACATCTGAAGCTGTTATATATCCAGCATCTCAGAAAAAAGTTTATGGATTATGGGCATCATGTCTATATGAAAGTTCAGAATCCCCTGCTTTGTTTTTAGGAGATATAGCACAGCAAGATGTTACTGGAAATAATGAAAGAAAAAGATTTTTATATTTTGGATTATATGGAAGAGTTCCTAGCACAAATCAAAGAATTACAGGTTATAAGTTTTATTGGGGATTAATAGAAAATTATGATACTAGTGCTAATGATTATGCATCTGGTTCTGTTACTAATAAATTCTTATTAGCAGAAGTTGATTTTATTCAGGGTATTAGATGGGCAGGAAAAGATACTTATGATAACTTTACTGAAGAATTAACATCTTCAAGCGGGGGAAATTTTTATAATTATATATATCCTGTAGGGGCTTATGCCAATGCAAGTTATTTTGTAGGTAAACAAATAGGTAAATTATCTTTAGAAGAACCTTATTTAGTTGATAAGAGATCATTGATAGGACCTGCAAATACGGGATTTAAGACCGTTGCAATAGCTAACCGAAGGGCATATATAGGTAATGTTAAGTATTACGATTCTCAGGGCAATCTCGTTGAAAAAAACGATAGAATTTTAAAAAGCAAGATCAATGAATTTGATTATTTTGAAGAAGATGGGTTTATTGATGTAGAAGTTGAAGATGGAGATGATATAGTATCATTAAAAACTGTTGGTTCAAAATTATTAGAATTTAAAACAAAAAAATTATATATTATAAATATAGCTAGAAGATTAGAGTTTTTAGAAGGAATGTATGAATATAAAGGTGCTAATTTTGATCACCATATTTGTACTGCTGAAGGATTTATTACATGGTTTAACGAACATGGACTTTATCTTTATGATGGTCAAAGAGTTACTGATTTAATTTTAAATAAAATGGCACAGCCGTTAATAGATGATTTTAAAACTAATATATATAATGATGATGCAGTTATAGGGTATATACCTAAAAGCAAAGAAATAATTATACTTGCTAAAGATAATGTTGTTTTAAAGTATGATTTAAAATCAGAATCTTTTACGAGGAGTACTACTCAAATGCAAACAGTAGATATAACTAATACAATTAATACCAATGATGGTACATTGTCTTATTTTTATCAAGAATCTGGTAGTCCTGATGTAATGAAAATGCAAAACTGGAGCAATACTCCACAAAGCATTACATATGGAAGCAAGACAACGCTATTAAAAACAAAAGAATGGGATTTTAATAATCCTGCAGCAAGAAAAAACATATATACTATTTATATTAACTACAAAGCTGGAGATAATGTTTTCGTTGGTGGTTATGCTACTAAGTATAATGCATCTCCTGTAGAAGGTAGTTTAACTGATGTTAATCAAACATTAGCAAGTCCTGGTGCTAATTGGGCTGGAACAGAATTAACTAATACAGCCAATGAATTTAGAACACAAGAAATTAAAGTATCTAGTAGTAGTTTTAAAAATGTTTTATCGTTTGGTTTAATTTTTTATGGAAATGGTGCAGTTAGTAATAATTTCGTATTAAATGATATTCAAATAGTATTTAGAGGAAAGGTTCTAAGATGACCTATGTAAGAGATGAAAGCTTAATAAGTATTATTAATAAAAAAGATGAGAATGTTGAGTTTGATAAACAACAAGCACAATACGAAACTCCTATAGATGTTGTTTCATCTAGAATACCAGTGAAAACTGAAGGAAGCGTAGGGGATCGTATGATTGTAAAATTAGGTCATGATGCCTACTTGTATATTAAAGTTGAAAAAAATAAATGGATGAAAGTACAGTTGGAGGAATTGTAATGGCAATTAAAGGTGGTTATAAAAAAGATAAAAGTTTAAATTGGGGAGAATATAAGTCTTCTCCAATGATAGCTTCAGAGTTTAAAGGCAGAGAAGGTGAAAGAGAATTTGATCAAATGTGGGATGAGACATTTGATGATGCAGCCATGGGAATAAATATGCTGACTTCTGGTTTTAACACTATGAGTATAATGGATAATTTAATGTGGGGAATGGCAAGTGATGAAGCTAGAGAAGCTGTCGAAGCAAATGTAGGAAAAGATACAAGTATAATTGAGAATGCAGTAAATGCTTGGGCTACAGAAGATGCAGCAAAAGAAAAAGTAAGTTTTGAATCAAGTGTGAATGATATGGTTGGAATACAATTAGAGGGTATACCAATACACAAAATGGTAGTAGGAGAAGATGGTAGCTATCTTAAACCAGGATCTTATCAATTGCCAGAACAATATCGTTATATGGGTGAAGAACAATTAAGATATGTTCAAACAGGAATTGCAAATAGACTAAAAGAAGATTTACTAAGACAAGGTTATTCAGAAGAAGATATAGCATCTGGTAAATATGATAAATATTATGATACTGCTCATTTCACAGGAACAGATCGAGTTGGATTTTCTAAATCTGAAATTAAAGAACAACGTGGTCGACTTGGTGGAAGGAAAAAAGATTCATTTGAAGGTAGAACTTTAGTAGTTGATGATATTGAACCAGACGCAGAAGTATTCAAAGAATATGGAGGAGATGCTAAAGATAGATGGAGAATACGTGGAGATAGATTAAAAGATATTGGCGAAGAAGCAACAGATGTTGTGAAACAAGGATTAACAGGAGTAGTTGGTGCCATTGGAAGACTTAGATCAGGTAAAAGTGCGTTTGGTGAGTTTAAAGACAATAAAACCAAAGTATCTCAAGATCAGGTAGGGAATTATAATGATACTGAATTTAATTTTAGTGGTCAAACAATGTTTGGTGATCATACAGCTAGAGATGTATATGATGGATTGATAGCAAGCGGAATGAAACCACAAGATGCTAAAAATCAAGTAAGAGAGATGTATAATGAATATTATCCAGAAAGTGAATAAAAATGTTAATTCCTGAACCAATATTTGGATTTTCTTTTAGAAAAAAACTTTACGAACATATGAAGTTAAGAGAAGGTTATAAAGAAGAAGTTTATTTAGATACTTTAGATAAACCTACTTGTGGTATAGGACATTTACTTTCTAAAGAAGAAAAAGATATATATAAAATAGGTGACGTAGTTGATAATAAAATTATTAACAAATGGTTTGAAGAAGATATACAAGAAGCTTTAGAAGCTTGTAACACTCAATGTACGTTACTAGGTATATTTGATAAAGAATTTAAAATAGCTTTAACATCAGTAAATTTTCAACTAGGAACTAATTGGTATAAAAAGTTTCCTAAAACATGGCATGCATTATGTCATAAAGAATATGATAAAGCTATAGCAGAAATAACATATAAAAAGCCTGGAGAACCAGAATACTCTGATTGGTACAAACAAACACCAGTTAGAGTGTTAGATTTTTCTAAGGCAATAGAACAAATTATGGAGGAATAATGGCTATTAAAGAAACAGATATAAATCTAGATCCAGTAACTAGTCCAGCAGAAGAGGAAGTGGAAACAGTAATTCCTGCTACCCCACCAGTTGAAAGTACTGAAGCAGATATTCGTATGGAAAGATATAAAAGAGTTAGAAAAATAGCATCTGAAATCTTTGCAAGAGATTGGGATATGCCTGCTACACTGGGAAGATTAGGATTTGGATATAAGGAGGATAAATAATGGGATTTTTTGGAAATATATCAGATTGGTGGAAAAAAAGTAAATTAAAAAGCGTTTTAGGATCTACTGGAGGACTTCTTGAAGCTGCTATGCCTTGGGGTAAAGCAATAGGATTTCTCGGAGGTGCTTACTTAACATATGATGCTTATCAAAAAGATAGAGACAAGTTAGCAGGAATTAGATCAGATGCTAAGCTTGGTCAGGCAGATGCTATTGAAATGACAAAGTATGCAGCTGAAGATTTCAGAATAGATAAAGGTATGATAGGTGAAAGATTTGACTTGAAACAAGGCAGAAATGTTACTAGTTATGGAACTTCAACAGATAAACTTACTCAAGCAGCAGGTTCTACACAAATGCAAGTAGGTGAATATAATAAAATGAAAGATCAAGTTCATGATGCTTATAAATGGCAAACAGATGTTAATCAATTATCATACGATGCATCTATTCGTTCTGGTCAAAAACAATTAAGAAAAGACTTAGAAGGGTATGCAAACCAATATCATGCCTTAAGTCAATACACAGGAGATAGATCTCACGATTTTTTTAAAGCATATGAAGGACTTTTAAGTTAGGAGGATAAAATGAGTTATGCAGCAGCAACAATAAATGCTTTAGCTAATTTAGCAGGTGCAGTGTCAACTGCTACTGGAGCACCACAGAGAGCTCAGGAGCAGTATGAAATAAGAAAAGAAAAAAGAGCAATGGTAAATCAATATACTAGTCTTGCTTTACAAAGTATTACTAAATTTCCACAACAGGATCAATTAAATCTTGAAAAATCAGGATTTTTAGGATATGGAACAAAAAGTTTAGGAGGATTTTATGATCATCCATTCCAACAACCCCTTGCACAAAGAACCTATGGTAATTGGGTGGAGAATTTTGAAGAAAATACACTTCCAGGATTACAAGATTTAGCATCAGTGGGAGTAGCATTAAAATACTATTCTCCTGATAATAAAATGGTAGATGTTATAGAGCAAAAAATAAATTCTGAAGTAGATAAATTTGAAGATACAGTCGTTGGATTTATGGATAAAAGTTCTAGATTTTCTAAAGCTTATGCCGATACTGGTGGCCCACTTGTTGCTATGTCTTATATAGCTAAAGGTGATGTGGAACAAACTAAAAACGTAGCTAATCAATTAACTAGTTTATTAGATGGTTTAAGTGTAAATCTACACAACCAGGAGTAAAATGGCAATACCTGTAAATTCTCAGATAGATTATATAAATAATCTAAAAGCTGCAGGTTTATTAAATCCTGATGAATATCTTAAAAGGTTAGATGCCTCTTATAGGATGAAGCCAAATCTTTTCAGTGAAGAAGATTTAGACTACATAGAAAAAGAGCATAAAAAATATGATATAAAATGGAATCGTGATTTAAAAGAATCTGGTGCTTCTCTATTATCTGTTGTTAATCAATTTACATCTGGCTTAGTAGAAGGTTTTACTACATTAGGCTGGGCAGAAGAAGGAGATACAGCAGTTGAAAGAATTGCTGGATCATTTGGACACTTGCTTGGATTTGCTCCAGATGTTATTGCCAGTGTTTTAAGTGGTGGTAGATACATTCCTATAGCTGTTGCTAAACAAGCTTCAAGAAAAAGTCAAAAAGCTGTAAGACAAGGTATATCAAAAGTTGCTTCCAAAGCACCTTCTTTATTAAGAAAAGAAATCTCTCCTAATACATTTGCCTTACAATCTATTCCTATGATGGTAGCTGATAAAGTATTAGAGCATTCAAAAGCTGCACTAGGTTCTACAAATATGGTTCAAAGAGGGTTTTTAGCAAGAGGATTATTTGGTAAACCAGCTGTAAGAAACGCAGCACATCAAGCAGTTCATTTAGGTGTAGCATTAGGTGTGTCATCATGGAAAGATGGCCCTAAGGCTATGTTAGATGCTACTATGCATGGTGCAGCAGCTGGTGCTATATTTGGTACTATTGGTAACTATGTTCGTATTGGAGATATGTTAAGGTCTAAAGACGCTCAACAAATGGGTAAAGAAGCTGTTAGATTAGCTTCTAGACAAATGTATCAAGACCCTAATAAATATGAACTTATTGAATCTTTAATGAAAGGTGGATTAGGGGCATCATTCCAAGGTGGTATGACAACATTACAAGGTGCACCATTACCAGATCAGATATATGAATATTTATTAGGTTTCTTCTTTGGTGCTTCAGCTAAATCTGCTGGATTTATGAATAGAACAAAATTCATTAATGAGAGATACTTTCCTAGCAATGAAAATATATCAAGAGTAAAAGAAAAATGGCAAGCAGATCCAGAGTATCAAGGATTACCAAAAGTTGATAGACAATATATAGATAGTTATTTAGAATCAGTTAGAACTGCACAATTAAATGTTATTAATGAGAATAAACCTTCTTGGCATCAACAAGTATCTCAAATAGTTAAAGATGTTGCTAAAGAAAATAAAATAGATTTAACTAAACCTATATCTCGTTCAGACAAAATAAAATTAGATAATAAAGAAAATGAAATAGAAAAAATAAAAACTCCTAAAAAAGCTCAAGTTAAACCAGAAGGTGTTAATGATAGAATGCCTGAAATACCTGAAGGTAAACAAGAAACATTTAAACAAGACTATAAAAAAAGAACAGGAACAGAAACTAAAAGCACTATAGTTGCTAAAGTTAATTCTGGAATGCAATCAGGTGCAGATTATGGAGGTTTAAAAGGAGCTGAAAGAAATAAAATAAAAACAGGTGGTTGGGTTACTAGTGATTTTAAAACAAAAATAACTGGTTCTAAAAAAGATAAAGATAAATTAATGAAAAAATATGGTTTAAAGCCTGTTACAAAATCTATAACTGTTGAGGGAGTAAAAGGTCAAAAGAAAACATTTAAACCTAATGAATATCCTAATAGAACTATTAGAAATATTAATGATAATGATGCTACTATTATATTTGCTAGACCTGAATTTATTGATAAAAGTGCTGGAACTAAATTTACTATAGGGTATGCATCAGAAGGAAAATGGGTCCCAAGAGGTAGTAAAAATACATTAAAGAGTGGATCATACCTCAAAGGGTTTAAACCTCATATTGTAGTTACTAGAGGTTTTAAAACCAAGAAAATGGCTGATATTGAAGCAAAGAATATAAGAGAATTTTTAATTAAAGTAACTAAACAAAATAATGGTAAAGTTCCAACGGTTAATATTGCAGGCCACGGTAATGACAGAGCAAGAAAGAGTAAGCAATGGAATGATTATGAATCTTATGTTGATTATGTAGTTGATAAAGCATTAGTAGGAACAGTAAAAGCATCTCGAATTAAACCAAATATAGATAATGGTGGTACTGAAATTATTGCTTCTATGCCTAATCCACCAAAAAATATTAAAGATTATGCTAACGAAAGAATGGGAGATTATAAACATGAAATATCATTAGCTAATGAAAATATAAATGATCTTTCTGCTGACCATTCAAATAAAACTATTATGCAAAGACCAACTAATATAGCTGCTAATTATATAGTAAGTCAAAATAAAAAATTAAGTTCAGATAGAGTTAAGTTAGACATTAATGATTTGATTGAAAAATCAAAAGATGATATAAAGTTTTTTGAGAAACTTGATATAAAATTTGGAGTAAGTATTCCAGAAAATATTAGACAACAACTTGGTAGAGCTTTTTTAATAAAGAAAAATCTTAGAGAACAAACTGACCATGGTATTAAAGATTTAAAAGGATTTAAAAAAGATCCATATAAAGAAGAGTTTGGACTTGAACAATTTCCTAGTGAAGATGTAGATGGTACAATACTTGTTAAATATAGATCAGAAAATAAACATGATAAACATGTAAAAGGTTTAAAAATAGATTCTGATGATGTTTCTTTTATTCTAAGTGATGTTCAATTCCAGAAAAGCGATAAAAAATGGAAGGGTTTAAAAGGCTGGAAAGGCCCTCAAGTTATTAAAATGGAATATAAAAATATCTTAACTCATCAAACACCTAAGGGTAAAGTAATAGATACAGTTAAGGGTAAAAAGCAATGGGAGTATACTCTTACAAAAGAAGGATTAGAAGCTATACAAGAAAAGTTATATAAAAGAGGATATTATGTTGCAAGAGCTTATAAAGATAAAGGAGTTTTAGAAATAACTCCATTTGGAGTTCAAGATAAATTCCCTAATGATATTAATTATCTATCTAAAAATGATCAGTTAAGAGTATTAGAAGAAGTAGGAATTAAAGTAGACCCTAAAAATAATGTA